CTCCTTCGGAATCGCTAACCTGCAATGGGGTAGATCGATCGTTGCGGAAGACATGTGAAGTCTCATCAGGTCGTGAGATCACTTCTGCTGTGTCAGAACCAAATCGACCAGTTTGAGTGGCGTTTTGGAACAATTGATTAACAGAGGTGGCCTCGTTATTTCCGGCACCATAAAGAATTGATGTCAGAGGTAGATCCTGAATAAAGGCAATTTCACCAGATGCGTTGACCAATTGGCCTGTGTACTTCATCTTGATACAGGCTGACAGAGTCCGGGCATCTTGAACGATGTCGCCAGACAACAGTACAGCAGCAGGATCAGTCGAAGTAAACGCACTCGAGTATGTCGTGGCGGCCACGAAGGTATCCGAGAGAATACCTCCATAAGCCATCTTTGAATCGGCATCAACACGAGTGTTGTAAGGCTGTTGATCAGGGTCAGTTGAAGACCAGATGAATAGATTGCCACACTTGACATTGGTTGCGGGTCCACGTTCATTGAAGTCACCGAAATTACATGAGTAATCGGGAACCCAAAGAACGTATCCACAAGTGTCAGCAGTGGCATTGAATAGTGTCTTTTTGACGCGTGCTAGAAGCCCTTCCGAGGTTCCATGGAGGCCAGGGACAAGGGTGCAGTTGCACGGATCAGCGATCATCTGTGCATAAGGAGTAAGCGCATTGGCGCGGTTATTCCTATTGCGGCGACGAGGGCGTCTCCGTGGTTGCTTGTTCTGCTTACGCGGTTGACGTTGTTTTTGTCTTTTAGTGGGCATAGTAGGTTTTGGAATTTTTGTAGTGCCGCCCGGGACTAGCGGCCTTAGTTAGTCTTACGTTTAGAACGGTAAATCTTGTTGCACTCACGGCAAAATTTACCATCCTTTGTGACCTGAGTTCTACAGGGCTCAAGTCCTGCGTACCAACCCTTACAGTTGTCGCCGCGTTTGCAGCGAAAGGTTTGTTTGCAGAAGTTTACGTTGTGTTTATTTTCGTGGTCTAACTCATGTGCCGAAACCTTGGCCTTAAAGATTTCCAGCCACTGTTTATGTTCGAGATTGTCGACTCGTACATTTTGGTCTGGGATGGTAAGGACAGGGGTTTCGGTTACTGGTTCATTTGATCCTTTGTGAGTGTCTGGTTGTGAGTCGGAACAGGGTCCCACAATGTCGCCGTTAGCCATGTAAGGCACTTCGCGAACTTTTGCTTCCTGTTCATAAATGACCGGACAATTCCTCCAGTCAGTTTCGGGATCATCACACCATTGTATGAAATCATCCATATCAGCAACATCAAATCCTTCATTTATGAACATCTGGATCTGCCAGTCAACGTCTAATTCCATCTCTGATTGGTATGAAGCATCACCATGGTAATATGGTTTATCTTCATCGAGGGTGGTTATTACACGTGAGGCCCATTGACGTTCACAAGTTAGTTCATCCTTAGCACCTTTGGATGCATTCTTAATCCAGATGCGGGCTTGAACCGAAGTTTGTCTGATGATTTTTCTCATCCAGTTAGAAAGTAGATAAGTCGAGTGGTCGTTTGCCATGACTGATTGTGCCTTGGTAAACGCGATGACGTAATCTGGTACTTTCGTAGCTAGACGTGAGACGTGGAATTTAGAGATTAGGCGGAGGGGACAAGAAATGCTATCGGTAGCACCAGTCCAGACTGCAGGTGAGTACAATCTAGAAAGGTAATCGATAGGTTGACCGCGAGTCTTAGTTACAAACTTGAGGACGAATCCCCAATCACTTGCAACCTTAACGGCGGATTCTGGTTTAACATTTCGTTGTATAGAATCATCTCCAGCAGCTAACCCAAGATTTTCATAAGCTCCTTTAGGTGATAGGTCAACTCTCGCGCAACAGAACTGTATGAAAGCATTTCTAGCAGTGTTGAGGCAAGAGGTGTAGGGATCAC